TGATGTGGCGATCAAAGGCGTTTAAAGAGCTGATCGTTGCAATGTTGGAGCGTGTCGTACAGCGCACTGACAACGAGCTAGACGACTTGGCAGTAAAGCATCTCAAGGATCTTTTGTTCCCTGAAAAACGTATTGAGAAATAGCTTGTTGCCGTGGTTTTCGCCATGATCAGGCAAGTCTTGTTTGGCCTGGCTATGCCGCTCAGCTTGTTGCCTTTCTTTCATTGGTTCCGTGGTACTCCTCATCAACTGGCTGCGATTAAGGAGCTTGAGGAGCGAATGCCTCAAGACCTTTTGGCGGAAGAGGACAACGCATGGTTTGATGCGTGGAAAGAAAGCGGCATTGACCAAGAGGTCTACATGCGATATTTCACCCAACTGGACAATGAGACAGGAACTGGGTTTCGCGAGTGTTTCAGCTCAGCGGCTGCGATGGTGGCAGCATTTTATAAAAAAGTTGAAACAGACGATGAATACAACACTATTCGCTCTAAATACGGCGACACGACGTCTGTCGAAGCGCAAATACAAGCGCTAGAAAGTTTAGGTTTAAACGCAAAATTTATCAGAAATGCAGACCGCGACATTATCGAAATAGAAATTGAGATGGGACGTCCAGTTATTGTTGGTTGGCTAGATAAAGGCCCGATTCAATCACCAACATGCAACTCAGTTAGTTGTGGTCATTACTCGGTAATTTCTGGCTATCGCGGAAAAAATAGTGCAGATCCTGAGTGGATAATGCAGGATCCACGTGGTTTGCCTGACATGCAAAATGGCGGTCATTCCAACCCGCATTTGGGGCGTAACGTGCGCGTTCGCCAATCTGAGTTTGACGCTAGATGGCAACCAGAAGGCCGTAACACTGGTTGGGCCATTTTGGTTGATGATCTATGAGTTGCTACGCAATTTGGAGCTATTTAAGTGCATTTTGGACAACAGTCGTGATTGGTTGTATGGACCCATACAATTTCAAATATTGCGTACAGGTAGATCAGTGGCTGTTTCCCGTTGCCGGTGACATCATGCGTGCAAGGAAGCCATACGCTTCCGAACGCCGTTTTTTGGATTCCCTGGAGCGTTCCAATGGACTGGATGATTATCGAGCCAAGCCTGGAACAGAAGCTGAACCTTGAATGCAGTTGCCGTGGAGTCAAAGACGCAACTGATCTGGCTGAAATGCGAGATTTATGCGTAGCGCTTATTCAGCAGAATTTTTATCAGGGTCTAATGCTGCGTCAGGCTGTGACTCGCATTGGGTCTCTTGAGTCAAATTGCCTTAGTTCGCTACCGGAATAATCTCCACCTTTCTGTCCAACCTGTTTACTACACGAATAACTCGTTCCAGGCTGCCGTAATCGCAGGCGTCGTCCAAACGCTCTGTCCATTTAGCTTCTTGTAAGTGCTCGTAGTAGGCAGCAAGAAACAGCGACTCTTCGAAAGTCGCCTTGAGTGCAAAGCGCATAAAATGACTTAATCGTCTTTGGGTTTGGCTCGGCCTTCGACGCGCTTACGGACGGATTGCCGCCACTCAGCTTGATCTTTGGCTACAGCCTCGTTGTAAACACTAGCCTGACTAATCCGCTTCAACTCCGAATAAACAGCTTCTCTTATCCATGCCGTGGCCCGTTTATCGGCTTTTGCTGCAGCCTCTTGAATCATTTGAGCCCGGTGCGGATCCAAAAGAATCTGGAAATACGTTTTATTGCCGTGCCTAAGAGCCATGAACACTACATTACTACAACTACACTACCATGCTATTGAATCATCGACTTTCTTTTTCCACGCAGTTGTTTGAGCGCGACGGGCTTGGGCGCGTTGGTTAGTGCAACCCGCCCGCACCTCTCGCGCCCCCTCTAAAAACATTGCAGCCCGTTGCAGATCACCGGTCGTTGCGCCCTGGATCGCTTTGTTGAGGCGCTCCATGACAATTTGCCTGCCGGTACGCGGCATTCATGACCTCGCATAAATCCCTGTAGTACGTTACCCGACCTCGACAAGAACAAAACCAGCCGATGTCCGTCAAATAAACGCTGACCATCAGTGAACCTCGCTCCAGGTTTTACCGACAGACACCTCAGCCAGCGCTGGGATTTCTCCAAGCCACTTGGCTTCAGCCTCTTCCATTACCTGTTTTAGGGTTGCCGCCCACTCCTCAGCCGCATCCTCTTTAACCAGCAACAAAATTTCGTCATGCACCGCAGCAGCAATACGAACTGTGTCCTCGCCTGCAGCTTTGACTTTCGGCCACAAGTTCCCCAAAGCGCACTTAAGGATGGCAGCGCCAGCTCCCTGGATAGGAGTGTTGCACCTGACAGTCAGCCGATTCATATCGCCCTGTAAATATCGCCGCATTCCTGAAACCGGAACCCTAGTTTCCGCCCACTTTTGGGATTTTGTGGAATCCGCCTCTGCTGCATTGTCTTGCTGCCACCTCCATATTCCCTGGTATGTATCAAGCCATTGATCCCTTATTTCTGCCGCACGTTTTTGCGTCATAGTGATACCCATACCGCCTGCATAGTTGCGTAAACCTGAAGGACCAGAGCCGTATAACAAACCGAAGTTGGCCGATTTAGCGGTCTGGCGATCACAGCCGACCTTTTCTGCAGTAACGGTGTGCGGATCTTCCCCCACCTGGAACGCAGTAATCATTCGCTCATCGTTTGCTACAGCCGCAGCAAGTCGCAGTTCCATCTGACCAAAGTCAGCGTCAACCAGTAGCCAGCCTTCAGGCGCTTCAACGCAACTGCGAAATTGCTTGTCACGCGGAATCTGCTGGTTGTTGGGCTTAATACAACTCATGCGACCTGATTCCGCACCAAGCTGCATATAGCTGGCACGTACGAAACCGGTGCTGTCCATTTTTTCCTGGATTGACTCAATCATCTGGCGGCGTTTTTCACACCTTTTCCACTCCAGGTAAATCTGAATTACTTCGTGATCAGCGGCGTAAGAACGTAGTGCCTGCCTGGATGCACTGGGTTTGCCGTTGGCATCACGAGGGGGCTCATCGCCCAGCAAAACGGTAAGTTTTTCCACAAGCTGCTTCGGACTATTGATGTTGAATCCTGCGTACTCCTTGGTACCGTCTCGAATTTTGCCCTGATCCTTGGCCCGCAAGTTAAAACTGCCATCTTCATTACGTGGCAACTTGTGCTCTTCAGGCATCGAACCATCTAATTGCAGCACAAAATCCTTGGCTAAACCTTTAATGTCGTGCTCGTAATCGACTTTGCGTTGCTGCAAGTTTTCTGCATTCCAGGGCAAACCTGTGCGCCACATCTGCGCCATCGCAGGCAATGCGTGGCACTCAAGTTTGAAAGCTGGTCCAAGCCTGTCGCGACTAATGCGGTTCTCTAAAATTGGGTCAAGCTCCATCAAAGCAGCGACGTCGTTTGCCGCATACTCCAACTGCTCTTTGCTGAGTTCACCGCTCCAGTTAGAGCGCTGTTGCTCTTTTGACAGCTCTTTTTTGAGATAGCGCTTTACAACGCTGTCGAGCCCGTGTTTCGTATTAGGCAGGCCGTTGGTGAGAAGTCGGCTGGCCAACATGGAGCAACGGACCCACCCAGCCGGATGGATGTTGTGTTCCTGGAGCCACCCAAGATCGAAGACAGCGTTATGGGCCAGCCAGAATCGGGTTGGATGGCTGAAGAACCAGCGGAGATCAGCCCAGTCGCTTTTATCAAGTTGAAAACAGTCAATAAGAACAATAGTGTCGCGATCCCTGGCACCTAACTGCAAGAGCCGCAACTTACCCCGCTCAGGCTGCAGCTGGAGCGTTTCTGTATCGAAGCAAATAGACGAGGCATTGCGCACCTTGTCCAAATGCTCAATGCCCTCGAAAACTTGATAATTCATTTCACGTCCTCAGGCAGGGGGCCACCGGTTTCACACTCCCACTCCCATGCAGGAATCATCTCGTCGGGATTGTCAGGGTGTGGAGCGTACCAGCCGCCTTCATCTGCTTCCCAGCCAGCAGCGGTGCGTACTTTGTAGATGCGTTCTTGCTCCGCTATTGCGGCTTCGACCTTGTCAAGGTGGTCGTACCAAGTGGGGCAGGTCTCCAACATGCGGAGGTTTTCTTTGGCCCTGTAAAGGGCAGCTGAATCAGACATGTGTGGTGTCGTGAACCCTGATAGCGTAGCACACTAATCAGAGACTCGGCTCTCCACAATCGGAAAATAATCCAAATCGTAAGAAGTCAACACAGCCACATCAACGCCGCAGTCGAGTGCTGCAGCTACGTGCCGCTCAAAATCCGCAAACCCTTCCCAAGAATCCTGGTACGTCACCTGTTCCACTGCCAAAGCGCGTGAGTCGCTGTCGTAGCTGGTAAAGCGAACCAGAGCTAAAGCTTCGTCATCTAAAGATTCGCCCACTCGGCAGTAGGCGAAATTAACGGTGCTTTTCATGTTGCCGAAATACCTTTTGTCAGTGTGCACCGCCCACTTCAAGAGCAGGCGGTATAGACGTTTAATTAACCACTTCACTGACGACGCACATGACGATGTTTTCAAGCATCCGATTGTCCAAGCCAAAGCCTGTCTTGCGTCTGACCCTTTGAACCAACGCGTAAATATCCGCTGGAACGCTTATGGGTTCACCGGTACGAAGAACTTTTTTGCGGAGCAGCTCAGCACGCGGAATGCCTTGTCTTTCTGCCTCCCTTGTAAACCGCTCAGCATCTTCCTCATGCAACGTAATCTTCAGCTGTTTCATAGTCAGAGTGTTTCGTTATAAAAAGCACTGCCTGGTCCGTAGCGAGCAACAATCTCGGGAAACGCATTTAAAACACGGTCTCGATTTCGGGGATCGGCAGCTAAAGCTGCTCCAGCCA